TTGCGCAAAAGTCTACCCTCGTTGCGCAAAATTGTAAATACCTGTCCTTCCTGCTGTCCTTTCTTGGTCTGTCCCCTTTCTTTTTCTAGTCTGTCCCTTTTTATTACGATCTACCATTTTGTAACATTTCTCCCTCGCTGGCACGTCTATCAGTCCCCCTAGCTGTATGTGACTGTACGTTCACTATGTCAGTCTTTTGTAAAGGAAAATTCGTGTTGACAGAATTTGCCACACGTCTTACACTGAGCGGCCAAGGAGACTTGCGATGCCAGGACCGCCGCCCTCTGATTGCTTCCTCGCTCCCGACCGCCCCGTGGCCGACTGGCTCTATCACAACGCCTATCAGCGGGTGCAGGAGTGCCGCAAGTATCTCTGGCTGGCGAACCTCACTACCGACGCCGAGGACGCGCGGATCAAGCATCGCATCGCTAAGTGGTACGACGACGTTCCCTGCGAAGACAAGGTGGTTACGCAATGATCCCAACTCATCGCCCATCACTTACCCAATCTGATCTCGGCGCTGTCATCCAAGCTTTCAATTACGGAGACATTTCCGATGGTCCGACTACTCGCAAGTTTGAAACTGCACTTGCCGTCTTCCTTGGTCTTCCCGGTGGTGTCGCCACTAACTCGTGTTCCTCTGCAATCACGCTTGCCCTGCGTGCCCTGGGGGCTCAAGGCGGCGAGGTCATTCTCCCGAGTCTCGTCTGCTCCGCAGTCTACAATGCGGTCATTCAGGCCGGTTGCCATCCAGTCGTTGTCGATAACTACTACGAGCCGCATGACATGAACTACAATATCGCCTCATGGGCGATCGACGCGGCGACCACCAATGCAACGAGAACCATCATTATCCCGCATATGTTCGGCACTCCCGCCTGGGCCTCTCAATTTGGCACTTACGGCGACATCCCGATAATCGAGGACATCACTCAAAGCATCGGAGCTTCGTATCCGGGATTTCTCGATCGTGTTGGTTCGTTCGGCCATTGCTGCGTCTGCTCGTTTCATTCGTCAAAAATGCTTTGTGCCGGCGAGGGCGGGATGCTTCTCAGCCAGCATTCATCGTTTCTTGAAAAGTGCCGCGACCTCAATTCTTCTCGCATGAGTGGCTTGAATGCAGCCCTTGGATTGTCGCAACTCGATTCGCTGTCTGAAGGCAACAAGCGTAGGCGTGCGATTGCGAATCAATACTTGGATTTCCTCATGGCCCTTGAGTTGAAGCAACACGAGATTCCATTTAATGCCCGTTCGGTTTTCTGGCACTATCTCCTGACTGTCCCCGAAGGAACCGTTGACGACTACCGCGCCCGCTTTTGTGCCGAGGGTGTTCAGGTTGGTCGTTCCGTCGTTCCTCCACTTCATCGACTTACCGGGGCTAAATGCCCCAATGCCGAGCGGGCTGCCAATACACTCATTTCTCTGCCGATCTACCCTTCGCTGACCGACCACGAAATCGGCTTAGTCATGCAGGCTTGCGAGAAGATACTGGGCTAAATCATGCAAACGCTATGGGATGAACTGTTCAAGCAAAAGAAATTCCGCTTGCGATACCCTGCCGAGGAAGTCGTGAGGTTTCTGGCGGCGAATCCTGCGAAGGACTGGGGCGTTCTTCTTGGGCTGGATATTGGTTGTGGATGCGGTCGCCACATGAATACCCTTGCGGAATTTGGTTATACGCCATACGGGATCGATCAATCGCAGATCGGTCTTGACAGAGCCAGAGGATTTGCAGAGGCATACGTTCCATTTATTGGCCGTTTCATCAAATCCGAATTGATTGCATTGCCGTTTGAACCAAACTACTTTGATATCGTTCTCGCCTATGCCTGCCTCTACTACGGCACGCTCGAATCGATGCAACTTGGCATTGCCGAGATCCACCGGGTTCTGAAGCCGGGTGGAAAGGCATTTGTCAGCCTGCGAACGGTGATGGATCGACGCTACCTGCATTTTAGAAATAAAGGGATTTCCAGAGATACTATTGAAATGATCTCTAATGAGACAAATGAAATGGGAATGACTATGGTGTTCGTGGATTACGAGACGACAAATCAATTGTTTTGCGCATTTTCTGATATCGCCTGTCAATTTTGCGACACTAGCATACCTTTTGATCCGTCGCGTGTTCCAGAGCACATCCCGGTTGACTCCAATTTCCTCATAACTGTCACAAAATAGGTGATATATGCTAACCCCAATGAAGGCGATTAGGGCGTATTGTCTGGACTGCTCGAATGGCTCGGCCCAGGAGGTCAAGCGTTGCGAGATTCGCACCTGCCCCCTCCACCGGCTTAGATTCGGTCGGAATCCCAACCGCCAAAAGCGGCTTTTAACGAACGAACAGCGTGACGCTATGGTGTCTCGCATGAATTTGGCCCGTGGCGCGAAATCCTTGATTAAATAATAGGGGGTTTTCATGGAAGTCCAGTCACGCCTAATGGAAGCCTATGAACAATGTAGCCGCATACCTTCAGACATGAATGAGCACGCGCCGAAGCTGCGGGAGATCGCCCGCGACTTGCGGATCGTGGAATTTGGCATCTATCACGGGGTTTCGGCCATTTCCTTTCTCGCGGGTGGCTGCAAAAGCCTTACGAGCTATGATATCGTCCGCTGGCCTGTCGTTGATTTTGTCTGCAAGATATGTGCTGATCGCTTCCAATGGATTTGCCAAGATTGCCAAGAGGCCGATATTCCTCTTTGTGACCTGCTTTTGGAGGATTCCTGGCACGACGGGATGCACGTCCGCAAACTCCTGCGGAAACATGCCCCAAAGGTGCAGAAGTACCTAGTTTTCCACGATACCCACACTTACGGCAAAGTCGGCTCGGGTGGCGGCGAGGGCATAATGTTGCCGATTTTGGAGTTTTTGGCCGATCAATGGCCGGCATGGGACATGATCTACCGCGTCAAGAACAATCACGGCTTGGTTATCTTGGAAAGGCAGTAAAGATGCGTGATTTCCTCGTCTACACTTCCTGCGACACAGGGCAATTCAAGGCCGAATTCCTCCATCCTTGCCGCACATTTGATCTCGCCATCAACAATTACCTTGGAACTGACTTTGATTGCCGCGGCGAGTATTCATTCAGGGAAGCTAACCAGAAGTGGCGGAACATCCAGGCGGTCATGGGCGAAATTTGCGACGAATACCGCGCCGTGGCCTTCATCGACGACGATATCCAAATCGAGCATTCAGCCATCGATCAATGCTTCCGCGTAGGATTGGCGCTCGAGCTTGACATCTGGCAGCCCAGCCTGACAGCCGACTCCTATGCCTCGTGGCCCCACACGCTGCACCAGAGGGGCAGAATCGGGCGTTTCGTGCCGTTCGTGGAGATAATGATGCCGTTTTTCAGTCACGACGCCCTCTATTCGTGCTGGCATACCTTTTCCGAGAACGAATCCGGATGGGGAATCGAGTTCCTCTGGCCAAAACGGCTGCTGAACCCAAGATTGGCGGTTCTCGACTGCTTCCAGGCCAAACACTGCCGGCCAATCGGATCGAAATTGCGCAAAATGCCAAACGGCAAGACCTCTTTGGAGGAGTGCCACGAATTAGCCAAAAAGCACAATCTCAGGGGCAAGCAGTACGGTCGTTTTAATCAGGATTTGTTCAAATGCGCTCCATTGACGAACTCTTCGGTCAGTATTGCGGAAAAACAGCCTGGATAGTCGGCAAAGGCCCTAGTTTGGCCTGGGCAAGCTCGAATACCTTCGGGGAAGGCCCGGTCATCGCTATCAACGGGGCAATCAGTCTAGTCGAACGCCTCGGTCTGCCAAACCCTCTATTCTCGATGCAGAAGGACTCTTGCGGTCAACCGGGCATTTGCCTTCCGGGCGGTCACAAGTGCCCCGAGAACACGCTAATGCGGCATGATCGCGTCCGACCAAAGCGGGCAACCCTATTGGTCAGTTGGCACGAATCGCGATACTGCCTTGAGGATTACGAGCCGCGATTGGTTTTCAATGCCGTGGAAGATCTCGCGGCGGATAATTGGTTCGCGACATCCGGGGTCTGCTGCATTCTGTTGGCAAAACGCATGGGCTGCGGGGCCGTTAGACTGGTTTCCTTTGATGCCATGACCTGCGGCGATCTTGGCGTTTCAGTAGGTGCATTGCCCGATAGCCCACAAGTCTACTTCGCTGACGATTCGGCAATGATCTGGCATCTTCCTAATGACTCGCTATGGATCGAGCCGCAAAATGATGGAACGTCAACCTACATTCAGCACGAGATTCAAGTCGATGGTTGAATTGATCATAGGTTTTGTCATCTTCTTGGCGTTCATGTTCGCCTGTTCGGGGATTTGCAGTTGCGCAAAAGCGCTTTGGCGTATCGAATTTGAATTGCGGAAGGCAAGATACGAGCGGGAAACCAAGCATGAACCAGCCCCGCCGCCCGTCTATTTGAATACGCTACGCTAGCGGTTCAGAAGCAATTGTCGGGTTCGCCGCAGTCTTCGGATTCTCTGTTCCTGCGGCTCTGGTGGCTCGGGCGGCAAGGGCTCGTAATTGTACGTTCCCGGCCCATTGTGCCCGTCATTCTGCCAGAACATAGGAATGCGACGCAAGACGCAATTCCATCGCCATTGATTCTTTCCAAACGCAACATCGACTGGGCAATTGTGTGAGTCGATGCAATCCGCCATTTCGAGCATCACGCGCTTGTTGATGTGCAACATGGCATGAGTGCCAAACATCCCGAATACGCGAACCCAGGTTTCGTCTAGGTCCAACATGCCGATTTCGCGGACTTTGCGAATTGGCAGATTCGGCAATCGCCGCTTTGCTTCGCGGACCAATCCTGATCCAGCCCACGCCCCGCCACCACCAAGATAAACACATTCTGCGTCCGCAGGATAACTCACCCAGGGCTGAAAGTCACGAACCGCGATATCATCCTCCAGGATCAGAAATGGTGGCTCGTTCTCGCGGAGCAGGGATGCGTATTCTGGTCTGATCGCTTGCCAATATGGATTTCCAGGTTTGCCCCAAAAGAAAGACCAATCCGTAAAGCCGAATCCATCTAGAATCTCCGTAACTCTCGGATGCCGTCGCGTGCAATTCGGCTTGTCAACCGTGTAGACAACCGTGTGGATCGACGGAAGATGAATCGCGCCTGTGCTCGGAAGATTCCCGGCCAGCCTCCCTATCGGACATGATCCGCTTTCCGCCGCCCGCTGCGCAGCTTGATATCGCTCGCGTGTGCAACCGTATTCGCGATCTTTCCAGCAGCCAGTTCCGGGATGATCGCTGCATTGGTGGCAGATGCCGAGGCGGTGGATGACGACGAAATGATCAGGTTGTGGTTTGAATAGTTTCCCTGAACATTCCCGCATGATTGTCGGATACCGCGAAACCAAAGAATCGCCACAGTTTTTGCAATAATGATAAAAACCTTCGGCAGCCTTTGTACTATCAATGTCACAGAACATTACGCCACCAATTCCCAGTCAACAGCATCTATTTGAGGAACGCCGCCAGTGAAATCGCATGGTCCGGGATAAGTGCCCACGTAATCAACGTGCATCGTCCAAGTTGCAGTGCTCGCGTTCATTGTGGATTTGGTGTAATTTTTGATGCAATCACTGCTAGCCGTGTTCAATGTGGCATTCATGGAAAAACCGACTCTAGTATCAAATCCAAACCAAATCTCTCCCTCCAGATCGATAGTTCCACTTGATCCGCTAGTCAAGAACCAGGCATACATCATAAACGCACCACAAGGCAAATCTCCCCGGATTCCGTACATGCAAGGAGGCGGCGAGGGATATGGCGACCAAGTGGGATTATTAGTTGATGGAAGAACATAGGGCCAGAAGAAACCGGGCGGAAAAAAAGCCTCAGCGCCTATGCTTATCAGATATTGATTGTAGTCGTTTGCCTGAGCATCGGTTAGCCGCTGCAAAACCCACGAATTGATCCATGCGCTGCAATTTGGCGTACAGGTGCCCGATACGTTCATATCTTGCAGGAACGTGATTATCAATTCTTTGCCCGGAGTAGTGCATCCAGCACAGGGCATCGCCCCTTCGCATGGGCATTGCTCGCAATCAATCGGGTGCCCGAAATCATCGACAACCAATTTGCCGTCGAGTTCCCAAAAGGACATATTAGCCTCCTGAGCCGGAACCCGATGTTGGGCATTTCACCCAATCAATCCACACCCAGCATCCTTGATTGTCGTGCCCTAAAAACTGCTCGACGGCAGGATTGTAGCCGGGATAGTGCAAAGCATGGCCGGTTACTGGAAATGGGCAGGCATGGCTACCTGATCCGCTGCTGCCTTCGGAACCTTCTGAACCGCTGCTACCAGAACCACTTCGACAGGATGTACCGGGCGCTACCAATTCCCAGTGCCCATCTTGAGAATCTTCGGGCAAATAGACTTTGCAATTGGTGCCAGCCGGAAGATAGAATTCTCCGTCAGGATCTTGTTGTGCTAGAAGTTCTCCGGTGATTATGCCATCGGCATCAAATAGCGTGAGAGAATAAGAAGCCGCAGACTGATCTTCAAAGACAGTATTGCTATCAGTTGGGCCGATTGGCAATACGTTCTGCGCCATGAGATCATAGGCTTGCACCGTTCCGTTCGACCAATCGCAAGCATACCAATCGTTGCTTAATACCACCCTGAGAATTCGCTGGGTGAATGGTAAGCTTTGCGGAACGAGCGGCAGCGATTCTGGATCTCGTTTGGGAAAAAGGCTTTCCATTATTGCCCCTGAAGAAATCCGACACTAAAAGGCATCGCAAGCATTCCAGTATTTGCAATGCCGCCAGAGCCGGGGATTTTTCCGAGATCAACGTGATCCCTCGTCAAATATAATGGATGATTGGTTCCGAATTGCTGAAAGAGGCCGCCATTCCAGCAAACAGGATAATAGCTAGCTCTTGCAGTCTGCACGGGAACATCAAATCCAAGTGCCCGCACATTTGGAATGCCATAATGATGATTCCAGTCTATCCATCCTCCCTTTTGAAATCCGACCTGTCCATCGTAATACTCATCATAGATCATTCTGAACGTGAATTTCATCAGAATGTCATAGTAGACAACTCCATCCGGGGCAATCTTCATAATCGCCTCTGGCGTTTCCATCCTGACCGTTCCGGTCGGGTACGTACTGTCGCCTAGTGTCTCGCTCCATGCGCTAATTTTGTTTGCATACATAGCAAACGTATTTCGCGGCAGATAAGGCACCATCAATCTGCGGCATGTAAACTCAAGAACGACCTCCGGTTTTGAAAATGTATCAAGCACTCCACCACACAAGGACGCGATATTAGGATTAGTCAACGGCTGCGACGGGGCGAAAAAAAACAGATGCCTTCCCGTTTGTGTCAACAGTGTTATTGGTCGCCATTGTGGATCAACGAAATCAAATCCAGACCCATCTCCGGGGCCGGTCCATTCGCTGCTGCCTGTTTTTTGCGTATTTGTCACGAAGATCAGCGGGTTATAAGTTGCTGTTATGAATGCCCCGCAATAGCCCGCAGATTTGCTGTTGTCACCTGCAATTGATCCGCCAACAACAAGATCCTGTGCGGACAAGGTATCTGGATTATTTGCGAAGTCAAAGTCATCGATGTTGTCCAAGGCTGCGCGACACGCTGTCAATTGCCCGTTGTGTGCCGTATCTCCATCGCGAACATCGGCATCAAAACCCGATGGCATACAACCGCGAATAGATGTTTTGTCGAAAGGTATCACCTTGGCGTCCGTGCAATAGAACCAGTTGCATATCGGATCTCTGTGCGGAAGAACGCGAGTGGCTTTTCCGGTCCCTTGATCGATGCTGATTGTGCCTTTGAGTGCAGTAACAACAGTGGAATGCGAAGTATACGGTTCGACGTAGACTGTTCTAACGATGCTGCCGCCGCCATCTTGGTCGAAATGTTCGACTCTATCGACGTTCTCAATTTTGCGAACAAGACTTGCCATTACATTCTCGTTCTGATATTGCCGATCTTCTGAAACGCCTGCAACAACGATTGAAACGAAGTATCGCTGCGGCTGCCGATGCCTCTATTCTGGCCTGGCATGAATTCACCGATGCTGCCTCCCGGAGTTCCCATGTGGCTGATTAGCAATGCCTCCAGGCCGATGGCAGCGCCAACGATGCCGCCCGCCCCCGTTTCCATCGGGTGTTCGGCTAACTTGACTTTGGGCGGCGGGACAGGTGGCAGCTTTATTTTTTCTCGTCCTCCAGTTCCACGCGGCACGGCACCGGGATATGACGGACCTTCTTGTATGCCGGGAATTTGCGGCGGTACTTCTTCGTCCTCGGGTGGAGGGGCAAGAGTTAGTTGCTTTTCTATTCGAGGCGCTTGTGGAATTATTCCCGTAAATCCTTGTGAGCGGCTGGGCGTAGCCTTTGGCTTTTCCTCCTCCGATTCTGGCGCTAGTGTCAGTTCTTCTTTTTCCGCGACCAAGGATTCTTCAGGGCTTATCGTTTCCGAAGGACCGCTACGCGCTGAGAAAGCGTATGGCTCCGGCATTTGCATAGTGATCGGTTCTTCCATTGCCAAACTGGAAGGGGCTTCTGTCGATGGAGTCAATGTTGGGGGCGCTAACGGTTCTCGCGTTATCGGTTCCTCTAGTGGAACTGTTGATGGCAACCCAGTTAGTGCTGTTTGCGGCGGTCTAGCTATGGCGGCAACCGGATGCCGCTCGGAACGCTTTATAGAATAATCCAGCAGTTTTGGATCTATGTCGCCAAGCGTCGTCAACCATCGAACGTACGGCAGTGGAACGTCGCCAAGACGCTTGCCCTTGTGCAATCCGAAAGGCATTTGCGTATCGTCGGTGAAATCCGCGTTTTCGTCAGGTGGCGGCGATGTATCAGCCATAGATCATATGTTGATGTGTGTCTTCATAAACCAAGAACGATATGCACCAGCAGTTGTGCCGATAACATTCGGATCTCCGCAATCTGGGATCAGGAACAAATGCGACCGGCAGCGACCACGCACGATTGCCCGCGTCATGCGTTTTCCATTGGCGTCAAGAACCGGGCTTGCTCCCTCGATCGATGCACATGGAGTCCAGTAATAGCGTAGCGATGGATCTGAATTATTGGCCAGTTCCGCAGATTTCAGAAAGCCGAGGAAAAATTGCAGTTCAACGCCGCGAATGCCGCGCAATAACGTCTCGGGCACTTCCGTAAAATCCCAAATTACAACGGCATCAAATAAATAGGAATAGCCGACTTGCCTTGCATCCGTTGCGCCAACGCTGCCGCCGCAAATAAGAGGCGTCTGCTCGAAATTCAAATTAAGTCGCCAAAGAGCGACATCCAAGACGTAGGTTGTCGGCGGGGTGCTAAATGGATAAATGTTGATATAGCCACCCATACCAGTAGCAAAACCGCCACCGATTAGTGTTGCAAATTCTGTCTGATATCCCGTGGATAGATTCATTCCCGCGCCTTCGCATGTGCGGCTTCGATCCCCTCGCGTATCGCCTGATTGGATTTCTTGATATCATCATCAGTCGGATTCGATGCGGCTTGAATTTGGCGCAAAAGATCAAGGCGGTTTTCTTCAGTCACTAATGCCGGATCGAAATTATCAACGAGATCATCGAGAAGATGCCTGACGCCCGCCAAAGACCTCATCTGTTTTTGGATCAATGAATCTGGCGGCGCGTCCCAATCTGGATTGGCAAGCCAGCCAGCTATAGCGTAGTGACGATCTTGGCCTTCAATGCCCTTCAGATGCCTCGCGATGAAGCGGGCTAGTGGCTGGTCTTCCTGCTTTGCTAGAGTGATGGCATACGCTCGCCAAGCATCATAAACTTCGCGGGTATACGGATTGAGTGGATAGAACTTGCCATCGAGAGAAAGCATCAGAAAACCTGATTCCAACTGGCTAGGTGAGTGATGTAATCAGCGAGAACTTGATACTCAGCGGGAAGTTTGAAAATCCTGGCGTTGCCCTGAACTGTTATGCGCATTCGGACCATTTTCTTGGCATTCGCATCAATGATTGGCGTAACCTGGGCGCGCTTCACCGATGGGCACCACCAGAAATCCTGATTGACGTTGTTCGGATCGTAAGGGTAGTTTGCGCCCGCCCCTTGAATAAGCGTCAGTCGAGTGCCGAGGTTAAATTCGTACTGCGAAATCGTGTTGAAACTAACGGGGGATGCCTTTGTCGTAAAAACACCGTACTTAGCAAGCATGTCAGGCGGTCTGTTCTGATCGACAATTACATTCATAACCGCCTGAAATCCCTCGGCCACGAGGTCCATGTTCTGCGCGCCGTAGCTTCCCGTGTTGGTCGTATCATCGAAGAAAGGCGTAATTTGCAATTGCCAATCGGCTACATCCAAGTAAGTGACCTGTGATGCGCTCGGCGGCGCTGCTGGAACGCCGCTACCCCAATCCGGCGTGCGATTGCCGGCATAAGGCGCGAATCCCACGAGCCCACCAACAGAGGATATGAATTGACCGGGAATTTGGGTCATGGGAATTTCCTTTCTTAGACGTTCAGATTGAGAATGCCCTGTACTTCAAACGTGCTGCCGTCAGGAGAAGGTGTGCAGTCAATTTCGGTAATGTTGGTGTTGCCGAGGGCACCCGAAGCGCCGACCGAATCCATCGATACCTGCTGGCCGTTGACGAGTGTATAGCTCGTGACCGTCGAGTTCGCTGTGTTAATGAATTTCACGACGACATTTTGTGCTCCACCGAGGCCGCCAGCGGTGACTAGCGTAGCCTTGAAACCATAGCCGCCGCCATTTGCGGAGTTCGTTGGACTAGCTGCGTAACCGATATCTTTTGTCGGAAACCACGCAACTTTACCACCTGGCCCTGCAATTCTCTGATCGCCTGCGTTAACTCCAGCCGTGGCCGTCGCCAAGGTCGTATTAACGAGTTGATCAATGTCTTGTGGGTTGTTGCCGGTAACAGGTGGAGTGACTGTAGTAGAACCGCTGTAAGTTGGTCCACCCGACGAGCCGAAACTTCCGGTAATCGTGAAACTCTGGCCTGGGGTTGCCATTTATCTTTCCTTTATGCTTGAGGGTCCCAATGGTTAACTGCTAGTGGAACGACAATCGACTGAATGCCGCTCGCCTTACCCTCGTGGTATTGGTAAGGCATCGCATACCACCCGCGCGATTTTGCCTGCTCTGGTTTTGATTCGATAGCCATGTAGTAGATGAGCGTGTTGCCCATCTGGTAGGGCCAAGTTTGGATTGCGTTGATGGATGTTCTGACGGCAACCGAAAGGGCGTCCGCGGCGACGTATTGCGCGAACTGATCTGTTCCCTTTACATTGCAAATCACATTGACCGTGCTGAATGTTAGCTTGCCAGGCAGAAGGCTCGTTGTATGCTGTCCATCCGAACTTTCCAAGTTGACCGTGATAAATGGTTGTGTGGCTGGCACGTCCTGCGGGGCAGTGGTCATATAAACGTAATTGCCTGCTGGCGTATTTGCCGTTACAAGGAAATTCCGTAGGTCGATTTCCAGGCTCATATTTCCGGGTGCATTTCCGTGGCGTCGAGTTCATAGACGTGGTGAAGCCCCTGGATGTCCTTGACGCCGTTGATGTTGAAAATTCTGTCACCGATCAATACCCGCATTCTCTGCCGGACCCCTGGGAACCAGCGGCAGGTAATCGTGAAACTCTGCTCGGCCTGCACTTGCTGTTCCCAAACGACTTCTTGTCCCGAATACTCCGCGATTTCTCCCCATAATGATTTGACATTGACCCATGCTGTCGTCGGCGTTTTATTGGCTCCCGCAAATGTCGTAACCGGGGCCTGAAAGGTCATATACCATCGTTGTCGTCCGGTCCTGTTATGCGGTCTGCTCATTCCTCGCGGCATCGGAGCGATCTCCTAGAGGACAATGTATCGCCCCGTTGCGCAGGAATCGAGCAAGGTTTTTGCACCTATAGGTATCTCCATTGGTTGGTCGAAAGTAATCGCTTCGCGCTGATCGAACCACGCTGCCGCAATCTGGCAAATCGCCAATTTGATCGCCTCTGGCACCGTCGAGTAGCCAGCCGTGAAGGTGACATTTACTGCGTCAATTCGCATTTGCGTTGGAGGCCAATAAAGACCGAAAGCCGGTGATATCCTCCCTTGTGGTCCGCTGGTATCGATGATGTATTTTGCCGGATCAAGCGTCTGCGTTGCCCCATTCAGGTCGATGTAGGTAATGCTCGTCACTGATCGCAAGGGATTTCTTGGTGGCCAGAGCATATACCAAGTATTCGGCAGGCGGTTCCCGACAAGAGACTGACTCTGAAAATACCAGGGCCAAATCTGTTGGGTCCAAAGGCTTGTTTGGTAAAGATAAAGATTGATGAAGCGGTCTATCGTCCAGAGATATGTCGCTGGCATGATCTGCTGACCAAGATAACCTTCACACCATTCCCGCGCGGCAAGAGCCATCGAATTCAAACGACCCAAATCGGCATCGTTCACCACGCGGCAGTGATTCGCCACGTCGGTGACGGTGACTGGTTCCGAGGTCGGCGGTATTGTTATTTGGATTCCCATAATAAAAAACCCCGCCCGACTTCGTGTCGGTCGGGGTCGAAGGACGAAACGACGAACCGGATAATCAACCTCCACTGACGGTAACGGTATTTGAATTGTTCCAAATTGCACCGGCAACATGCGGATCAACCGCTGGCAAAATGATCGCTGGTGCCGCTTGGCTTGTAAAGCTAACAACCGTTGTATTGGTCGCATCAATAATTCCATACGGACCAAGTGCCAAAACTTGCGTCGGCGTTGTCCCAGGCGTGGGATTGTTGATTTGAATTTGCGTGTCTTTGTTGGTATCGTAAGATTTCGCCATCGGATCTCCTTAGACGTTCGGCAATAGGAGAATGGACGTGTTGGCCGAAGATGAGCTGTAAGTATACGCTTGCGAATCGAAAACGCCCGTAGTCGTGTTGAACGATCCGCTTGCCGCCACCATGTTCGTAACTGGCGGCTCTCGGGCCGTCAAAATCGCAATGACGGAAACAGGCGTGTTTGCCGTTGTTCCGCCGGCTCCCGTGACGACTGGAGCAACATAGCGATATTTGGATCGCGAAATCTCAAGGATCTGGCAATTGGTATTCGCCGCCACCGTCACCGTCGAATTGGGAACCGCCGTCAAGACGGTCGTGTTGATCCCTTGGACTGCCGACAGCACAGGCGTATTTGCGAGGTTCAAGGTGTTGTTCACAAGCACGAAAGTCACCGATTGATAACCAGACATATCAACCACGGTGCCAGTGTTCGCCGTGCTTTCCACGATTGCACGATTGATCATGCAAGGAACGATTTTCGTGTCGGTGGAGATATTCCTGACGAACATTGCTAGCTCCTTTAATGGTGCTGCCGATTGGTAGGTGGCTTTCGCATTCGGTTGTCGGGCGCTTTCCTTTGCCGGACATCCAAGGGTATTGCGAGTCCCTTCTGAATCAACTTTCGAGCCTCTCGGTCATCGACTTCACACTGCTCGCCCGTCGTGATATTTCGTTTTGAGGCGAGTGTGACGGTGGCCAAGAGGCATATCCACATGGTTTAGGTTAGGGTCAATGCGCCAACTGGGTGCGTGCCGGCGTCGATCAAATCGCCGTCCGCCTCCAAATAGCCAATAAATCCATCCTGATCGTATTCCGCGAAACGCTCGACAAGCCGCTTCATGCGGATCGTGGCAACTTCGCGCACTTTGTATTTGCTCACGTCGCCGAACAGAATCAGATTTGATTGCGTGCTCGGTGAGATTCCAGTAGTCTGCAATGCGTCGAGCGTGTGACCGCTAGTATCGTACGGCATTTCCATTACCGTCTGATACGGATAGCCCCAAATTGCAGGCTCCTCGCCGGTCTGCACACTTCCGCCAGACCAGAGGTAGCGCCCCATGCCGTCTTTCAGGAGACGCAAGGCATAAACCATCTTGTCGTGTAAGAGGAAGCATGCGCCGGGGCTGGTGCGATAAGCGGGGTCAACGCTGAAGATCAATTTCAGCACGTCGTCGAATTGGATGCTTGTCCCGTTGGCCGTGGTTGCCGCCGCATAAGCTGCTGGTACGATTCCGCGAGGTACGATTCCATAGCCGGAACCAACGGCCCATTTTTGGGCGGTGACACGAGCAAGACGCTCGCCGATGATCTTGCTAATCACCGTTGCCAATTGGAATGCCGAATCTCGCAGGAGTTCGGTTGAAATTTGAATGAGCTTGGAACTGAATTTTTGGGCACCGAAGATGACAGCGCCCATTGTCGGCGGCGTGCCCAAAAGGGAAGTCGCCACATTTTCGCCAAGCAGTTCACCGAAGTTAATCAAACTGCCGCCGTACACCGGATCAGTGGAACCGGGGGTAGTATCGGCAATCGTCGGCCAAGGCAGGGGTTGCGCCGTTTCCGTGCGAAGGACTTCCGCCCTATTCCTGACCCCGCCATAGGCACGCAAGGCATATTCGAGATTCGCCACGAATCCCTCGGGAACGGTGAATCCGCCGAGAGTATCGATGCTCACGCCCATTGCCGCCCGCATTTCATGGGTTGCCAAATCGCGACCACGGGCCATCCTGCCAACGCCGCCAAGTTTCCAGCAAAATTCACGGTTGTAGAGGTTGCATCCGGTCTGCCGAGAAGCCTCACGGTGTTCATCGGTGATATCATCGTGCATTCCATATTGGGCAAGCGACCAACCCTGGAAGGCGATTTCTCGCGCTTCGTTCAGGTTTTTCGCCCGATTCATCACTTGATCGGGAACAACCCGCTGGGCTGGCGTCGATTCCAGTGAGGCAATTTGGGCTAGGCGTTCCGCCACTTTGCGGGATTCATCTTCCTGCGTTCTGGCCGCCTTGACTTCTGCATCGGCGGCGTCGAATTCCTTATTGACGACTTCCCATGCCGATCTGTCTTCGGTGGTCCAATTCGCCTGACGGTCGGCTAATTCTTTAATCCGTTGGCCGATTTCCGCCCTTTTTTCGAGTAGTGCCTTGACGCCCATGTGTGGCTCCTTGATTGGAAGACCGACCGAGACAAAACCGCTATGCGGGAAAGCCTTTTACGCGCAGAAATAACTTGGATTTCGGTCGCGCGAAAGAACGGCGATAACTTGGATCACCTGGCTGGCCTGAGCGTTTCTGCGATAACTTGGATCGCCGCGCCCAAGCAGGCTTTACTTTCAACTACAACGCACTATATCAGAAATTTTGGACGTGTCAAGCGGGGTGGTGAAAATTTTTTGATTCTGGCGCAAATGCTCAATCTCCTGAGTCAATTTGCGGAGCGTGTCGAGAACATCCACCCACTTACACCATTCGCCCGAATGCGAGGAAATGGCTAATGTAGCCATAGGATTGCGGTGATGGGGAACGATTCTGAAACGCTCTATCATTCCGTGGCCTGCAAAACCTCGATTTGGCGAATCCTGACTTTGACCGCTTCGGCCTCAGACTGCCGTTTTTGCCGCCAAGCATCCCGCTGGGCCAGAATCTCCTCGGTGGTTTCCGTGGATCTCAGCCCCGCCGTCGTCGCTTCGTAGGCTGGAAAGCCGACTGGGCCAACGTCAAATAGATCAACGTCGGTGATAGTGCGTATCGTCATAAATCGCCCGTCATCGCCCTTGATATCCTCCCACCGCTGGCCTGTGACCCTAAAGCTGAATGACGATCCATCGAGATTACCATTGCCGAGG